ATATAATTCTAATAAAATAAATAATCTACCTATAAAAACATTTCAAGAAAATTTTTTTAGAATAGGATTAAATTTAGTAAAAAGTTTCTTTGATGGATTTATAGATTTTAAATCAAAAAGTAATTTAATTGTCAAAGGATTTTCTTTTCTAATTGAAAGCATTAAAAACGTGTTAGGTATTAAATCTCCATCTAAAATCATGCGTTCAATAGGACTTAACTTTGGTAATAGTTTTGGAGATGCTGCTATTGCTGCTTTAGCTTTTTCAGGGAAAAAAATATCTGAAGAATACAAAAAAATTGTTGATACTTTACTAAAAGATCCATCTGTTTCCAAAGCTGAAAAACAACGGCTTAAAGCAAGTAGAAATAGAATGGATCAAGATCTTAAAAACTTTGCCAAAGATTATCGTGAAAATAAATTTGCTGATGACAAAGAAGCGCGTCAAGAATTGAATCGTATTCGTAGCAGGAATATTCAATCAATGACAAATATGGGAAGATCTTCTACTAATGCAACAGTACAAGAAGCATTAGGAAAGAATTTTTCTAGAACAATTATAGGTGCAAACAGGGAAGCTAATATAGAGTTTAAAGGATTGATGAACAGAAGACCTAAAACACCACAGCTAAAATACGAAGATCTTTTCTCTGTTATTAGAAACTCAAGAAAAAATATTTCTACACTTGTATTAGCGAGTTACAAAATCTCGGAGGAATACAAGAAAAGTATTGACGCTATATTGGCAGATCCTACTATAAGTAAAAGAGACAAGTTAGATCATAAACGCAGAAGAAATCAAATAGACAATCTGCTTCAAGATTTTGCAAAAGATTTTAATGAAGGTAAATTAACAGAAGAACAAACTTTAACGCAAATTACAAACATATATAAACAAGCGAGAAAAGGAGCAAAAGAACAAGGTATAAAATATGCAAATATTAAAAATATTACAAAAGATGCTAGCAAAACAGTAAATAAAGGACGGGAACCTTTACTAAAACAAATATTTGATAGTATTATATCCAGCTTTAGTGAAACGTCTCAGCAAGGTTCTTTTTCAATTGCAGGTTTCTTACGTAAAGCAGTTGGCAAGACTGTTCAAAATTTAGTTGAGAAAAATTTTATGGGAACAGGAAGATTGCCACTTGGAGCGTTTTCTAACTTGGGATTATTTAAAACATCGTCTACTTTATTTGGCTTGGTAAATGGACAAAAAGGTATTATGGATATATTACCTTTCTTAGCTCCTATGTTGCCAGGAATAATAGGAAGCCAAGCATCTAAGATAGGAAAGTTTTTCCAAAAATCTTTTGAAAACAATAATTTATTTCAAGAAGATGGATTTATTCGTAAAATGATTCATTCTGTAAGTGGAATAGACTTAGGCAGAAGATCTATAGGACAAAAGAACTTGTTAACAAAAATAATTTCTGAAATTCCACAACAATTTATGATTAGCCAAATGTTTTCAAAAATTCCGTTCTTGAAAAACATGTTGCCATTTATTGGGAAAATACCTGCCATTGGACCAATATTAAGTGGTAAATTAGTTGGAGGATTAGGAAATGCAGCAGCAACTTTATATTCAGATCGTTTACCTGCTTTAGGAGAAAACGAAGCACGGGATTCTATAGGAACAGTAATTAGAGATCAAATTAGAGAAAACATTTCTTCTGTTGGAATCAAGGGAACTCAAATTGAAGGAACTCAGCAAGTACAAAAAGGAGCTAAAGAATTAGCTGAACAAGTTTTAAAAACATTTTTTGACAGTATTACTATCAAAAATCCAAAAAACAGTAATTTATTAAGAGGAATTTATGAAAAAAATAGTAAAATCTTTGGTGAAATTAGAGATTTATTAATTAAAACAATTATTGGTGCTGGTGCAAACTCTGGACTATTTTCTTCTAAAGGCTTAGGTCGTAGAGTAGTTAACATAGCAAATGCTTACGCTTCTGGAAATGTAGATCAAGCTATTGATTTAACAACTCGTACTGCTGGAACGTTAATGAGAACGTCTGGAATTAAAAACATTGCAGCTGTTTTGGGAATACGCATAAATCCAGCTCAAATAAAAATGGCGATGACTGCTTTATTATTAGGTATATCTGCGTTTCATAAAGCATTTACAGCAGAAGGAATGAATATTGGACAAGCTTTAATTAAAGGTTTTCAAGAAACTATAGGTAAGTGGAAAGATGTCGGAGCAGACATCAAGAGAGAAGTTGATAAAGCTATTGGGACAGAAAATCCTGCGCAAATCTTTAACAATATAATAGATCGCATGAAGCGAGGCGTTGTTGTTCCTAGAGCTATTTTTAAAGATTTCTGGCAAGCAGTAGGATTTCAATTTAGGAGAGATGCGCTACAGGCTATAAATCCAGATGATAAAGAAGACTTTCAAACTAATATAATGTCTTTTGTTGTATCTTTGGGATCTGTTTTTGCTCCTATCGGCACTTTTCTTACAGCTATAGGTCCAATGATGGCTCCATTAACTCCAATTTTTGATGCTATTGGAAATGCTGTTTCTGCACTTCATCAACGAGTTGAACTTTTAATTCAATCTATGCTGAAAATACAATCGCTGCAAACACGTTTTAATTTTTTGGGAGGTAAAGCTGGTAGTGGACAAGCAGAATTTCAATACGCTACAAATATGGCGAAACAATATAACACACCTATAATGACATCACTTGAATCATATAGTCAATTAGCTGTTGCAGCGCAAGGAACAAAGCTAGAAGGTGAAGGTGTAAAAAAATTACATGAAGGAATAACAGCGTCTATAGCTGCTTTATCAATTTCTCAAGAAGACGCAAATTCAATTTTTCTCGCTTATAATCAAATGCTGTCTAAAGGCAAAATTTCAATGGAAGAATTAAGACAGCAGTTGGGTGAAAAATTCCCTCCCGCTATGCGAATTTTTGCTGAATCAGTAGGAGTTAGCACTGCTCAATTATCTCAAATGAGTGCAACAGGAGCTTTAATGTCTGAAGAAGTTATGCCTAAAGTTGCAGATAAATTATTAAGTGAATATGGTGAAATGGCAAAAGGAACAAACAATTTTGTTACATCTTTTAATAAATTACAAAACGTTGGAGCAGAGATAAATATTAAATTAACAAATATTTTTGGTGGATTATTTACTGGGATAACAAACATACTTGCAGGAGCCGCAGATTTAATTAATAAATCTTTAGAAAATATTATTAAAATCATTGGAAGTTTTATTGTAGGTGCAGCAGCAGTAATTTTGGCTGGTACTGTAACTATTCTTAGTATAGCACCAGTTAAAACTTTTATAATAAGTTTAGGGAATGGTATAATTGCTTCACTTGCTGCGTTCGTAGGAACTCTCAGTCCATTCTTTTTAGGGATTTTTGCAGACATAGCAGATGATTGGCTGGGTGCGCAAAACTCTGTTATGGAAAATATGTCAAAAGGTACATACAACTTTGTTGTTATGATAATTACCCAATTAGACAGATTAAAAGCTAGTTTTAATGGGTTAGGCAATCTCTTTAATGGAAATATGTTTAAAGGAGATGGCAAAGGATTTTTCGATGTTGTTATTGGTGGCAACAAAAAACCGGAAAAAAATGCTCTTGAAAATATTCTTGGATTTTTCTTTAAACCAATTAAGCCAGGAATGGTAGAGCTAGGTGCGTTAATATTAATGTTTGAGCAATTGCTAAAATTGTTAAAAATTATTGGAGGACCTTTGCTTGGCTCAATTTTTAAAAGATTTGCAGAACTTGGTATATTAATGGGATCCTTTATAAAAGGAGCATCTCTTAAAGGAGCGGGAGGAAGATCTTTATTCGCTACTACTTTTGACAAATTCCAAGATGTTTTTAAAGAAGCTGATAATTTTGAAAACAATAAAACAGCACCAACAACAGCACCAACAGGAGTCACTAGAGCGGGAGGTACTAGTGCAGGTGCAACTTTTGGGCAGGAAATGAGAAGAATGTATGACGCTTCTCCTATTAAGCCGTTAATAGATAGAACTGGAGCTGCTTTCTTGTCATTTAAAACATCAGCAGCAGAATTGTGGACCAAGCTACAAACTAACCCTCTTAAAACTATTGGAGATGGATTAAAAACAGTTTTAGGAGGTATTAAATCAAGTATTGTTCTTAGCGCTACAAATGCATGGACTAATTTTACTACATCATTACAAGCTTTTAAAACATCTGTAATGTCAACTGGTTTTATAAAAGCAATTCAATTGGTATTCCATCCAGATGCTGCAATAGCTGGACAAGCTAGAGGCGCATGGGGGTCGGTTTTATCTAATATAATTTCTGGAATAGGAAAAGGATTAAAAGCATTAAGTGTGTTAGCAATTGAAGCCGCACTTGCTTTGGGTTTAATGTTTTTAGCTAGAAGTGATTTTAGCAATCCAGTACAAGAATCAATCAATAAAATGGCATTGGCGATTAATGCTTCTTTAACGTCAATAGGTGAATCTTTCAAAAAAATGGATAAAGCTGTAGAAAATAGTGGCAATACTATTGACAAAGTAGCAACTGGAGTTAGAAATTTATCAGATTCACTTCCTTCTAAAGGACTGGAATTAGACATTGCTTTTGTTTTTGGTGCTAAATCTCAAGGATATAAATTTGATGATGCAATCAAAAATGTAAACCGAGCTTTAGCAGAAAACTCAAAAGAAGGATTAAACCATCTTGAAGGCATTTTTTATGATTTAACTAAAAATTTTGGTAAAACTCCTGACGATATTGATCATCGCCATTTTTTAAGATTGAATTTTAATCCAATAGGAAGACTTGCAGAAGATGTTCAATATGTTGCTGGCGCGAAAAAACCTCAAAAAAGAATTGCAGATTATTTAGAAAAAAATGACAAACTTAAAAAAGCTCTTGTCAGGGATACTGACTTTAGAATGACAGAAGCTGCTACACAAACAATTTTAAACTTAAAGAGTCTTGACGACAATATTGTATCTTATGAAAAAGAAATACAAACTCATGGTTTAACACCAGAGAGAAAACAATCTACAGCACAAAGTTTACAACAAAATAACGAAAAAATTAATAAAATAGATAAAGAAATTGATGAATTAACAGCAAAGAAAATAGCTTTAGTTGATCAAAATACTTATGATTCACAAGAAAAAGCTAAAAAGATTGACAAAGACATAAACATTAAGCTTAAAGAAAGAAGCAAGCTATCAAAAGAAAATGACAAAATAATTAAAAATTTTGACGACATGATCGAACAGGGTAAAAAAATACAAGAAGAGGCTAAAGATTACCCAAGAGAAATAAGAGACATTTTTATAGAAAAAGGTAAAAAAATACAAAAAATAGGAGAAGAAGCTAAAAAAATCTTTTTAAGTTTAATTCCTGTAAAACCACTAGAGTTAATTTATGCAGAAACTAAAAAAGCTTTACGCAAAGTTGAAATAGGTTATGAAAAATATTTGTCAGAAATACAAATTTCTGCATCAGTTAGAGAATCAAGTTTATACGACGCAGCTTTTAAGGGAATTAATCAAACTCCTTACTCGTTAAATAATATTACAAAAGGAGACATTGATTTTGCAAGTTCTGAAGGCAAAATATATGAAATAGAAGATAAAATATTTGGGTTAGATCTTGTCTTAAATAACAAAATAAAAGCTTTAAGAGGAATGTCTGGTATTCCTGAAAGTGAACTTACCACTGAACAAGCCAAAGAATATCAAGATCTGCAAAAACAAGTTAGAGACGATACTGCGGCACTAGCTCAAAACAAAGCAGAATTAGCGCGCTCAAGATATGATTACAGGCAAAAAATTAAAGAGCTAAACCAACAAATAGCAGATTACAATTTTAATTTGTTCAAACAATTAAAAGATATTGAAATTGAAATCAAGAAAGCTAGGATTCAATTAGAACTTAATTCTTATAAATCAAAAATAAACACAGCTTTAAAAGGCATTTCTGAAAATGAGTTTACTAAATTTGTTGGCACAATCAGCGAATTTATAGATGAAATTAGCAATGGTTTGAACGCAGCTATAGATTATCAACAAAGAGTAATTTCAGACAAAGAAAGAATTAGATCACTTCAAGTACAAGAACAAAATTTATTAGAGCAATTACCTAGCGGACAAGTATTTGTTCAAAAAGTTAATACTGTTCGAGATAATTTAAAAAAAGAATATAATAGCGCTAACGATGATTTACAAAAAGTTTTTGATAAAGCTGGAGATTCAGTTAAAAAAGTTGTAAGTGAATTGTCAAAAACTAATTTAGCTATAGAAAATCAAGTTCAAGTTCAAATTAAAGCTAACAAACAGTTTATCGAGACTCAGAGAACAGTAAACGATATAAACAAAACTATGGTGGGAGTTGGATCAACTTTCCAAGGAATACAACAAAATGTCTCACAAACAACAATAGATTTACAAACTCAAGTTGAGTTATTAAAGCAAATTGAAAATAGAAATCCTAAAAAACGCTCTTCCAGTAATGTTCAGGACGATTCTAGAATTGGTTATAGAGAAAATAATGACTCTGGCATTAATTATGGACCAGGAGCTTTAGTTGCTGCTGTTCCAAATGTTATTTCAGATATGGGAGGATTTTTGCCAAACTTAACAAATACTCAAATAGCACTTAGAACAACAAAACATTCGGAACGAAAATTTCCTCTTATACAGAAAAATTTTCCTCTTGTTCCATACTCAACCAAAGATATACAAAGTGTAGAAAAACAATTTTATGAAAGATTTGTAAATTTATTAGGCTACAAAAGTCAACCGTTACCAAGTAATGTGCAAAAAATAATAATGGATTTAATAGAAAAATCAACTATTGACGAATTAATTAATTTTTTGAATGATCCAAAATACAATCATAAGAATTTTCCAAATTCTAAAGCACATTCGCAAGAACTAAAACGTTTTGACGACATAAATGACGTTCGAGCTAGAGATCAAAGAAGAAATGATAAAAATAGTTGGGGGAATCTACGTGAACTTGGAAAATCTGAATTAGATCCTGTTATAGAAATACTTAAACTTGAACCAGACCGAGCACTTCAGGATAAACAAATTGAACAAGCATTAAACTATTTAAAAATTAAACCAGATGATAATGGATGGAATAGATCAACAACAAAACCAACGTCACAACAAACAACAAATAAACCAACGTCACAACAAACAACAAATAAACCAACGTCACAACAAACAACAAATAAACCAACGTCACAACAAACAACGAATAAACCAACGTCACAACAAACAACGAATAAACCAACGTCACAACAAATAACGCAAAACTCAACAAATCCTCCGGAACGAAAATTTCCTCTTATACAGAAAAATTTTCCTCTTGTTCCATACTCAACTAAAGATATACAAAGTGTAGAAAAACAATTTTATCAAAGATTTGTAAATTTATTAGGCTACAAAAGTCAACCGTTACCAAGTAATGTGCAAAAAATAATAATGTCTTTATTAGAAAGATCAACTATTAATGAATTAATTGATTTTTTGAATAATCCAAAATACAATCATAAAGATTTTCCAGATTACCCAGTACATTCGTCAGAGCTAAAACGTTTTGAAGATAGAAATAAGGTTGAAGCCAGAAATACAACAAGAGAGCAAATTAATAATCCAGTAAAAATCTTAAACGGTATTAGAACTTTTAATAGATTAAGAAAAATAACAGATTTAAGTAATGTTCTTGGAATAATTGAACCTCGACCAGATTATGCGCTTCAAAATAAACAAGTGGAAGAAGCACTAAAATATTTAGGTATTAAAACAGAACAAAAACCAAGGTCAGCGTCAAAACCTATAACTAATCAGACTCCTATAACTACTAAAAAAATACTACCAGGACCTGAAAATCAAGCTTCTAAAATTCCTAAAACAATACCTTTTATCCGTAGAAACGGACAACCAATAAAAGTAACAAATCCGGAAAATTCTGTACCTAATTTAGATAAACCTAAACCTAATACTCAAGTAAGACAATTAATAAATCAAAGTACTAAAATCCAAGAACAAACCGCAGCTGCCATTTTAAAAAACGCAATGGATCTTGCTGACAATAATAGAGCAGCAAATCAACGATCAATGTCACTCGATAAACAATTTCCTTTAACTACTCCACAAAGTGACTCATTATCTGAAGTACAAAATCTTATATCAAAATATGCAGGCGATCCAAAAAGCAATGCTTCAAATACTGCTATATCTAGTATTAGAGAGCTGGAAACGCTTGAAAGAAAATTAACAACCAGCATTGATAGTGACAAACTTTCATTAGAACGGTTGCCAGACACAACACAAAATAGTATTGAACAGCTTAAAAAATTTGCAGATCAGCTAAAAGGTTATCCACTATATAAACAACAAATACTTGATATGATTATTCTTATACAACAAGATGCAGAGGATACTAAAAAAGCAATTACTGCAAGATTGCGAACAACTCAAAACGCTTTAAAAATGTTTTTAGATAAGAAAAACCAAATTCAACAACAAATTAAAACAGAAGAAACAGTTAATACACAAATCGGAGAAAATGATTTTAATATAAATGAGTTAGCAATTCAAATAAGTCAATATGAATCACAAATTTCTTTATTACGTCAACAACTTAATTTGACTTGGGATGGTAAAAATGATTTACTTAGAATAGATCTCGAAAGAAAAATGGCTGATTTAAACGCACAGAAAAAATATTATGAAAATATAAAAAAATTACTAGAAAGAAGAAAGCTTCCAATGGCAGATTCTACTAGATTAACAGAAGAAGGTTATAACAAAGAAAAAGCAGAATTCGACAATATTCTTCAAAAAGAAAAACAAGCTAACGAAGACGATTTTAAAAGTAATACAACAATAAGTGAAAAAATAACAAACGTAAGACAAAATGAAGATAATAAATTACTTAAAGAACAGATAAACAACAATGCTTACCAAATAAGTGTAATTAATATTGAATCAGAAATAACGGCGCTTCGCGAAAAATTAATAAAATCGAATATTCCTCAAGAAGAAAAAAATAAATATGATGCCAGCTTAGACGTACTAAAACAAAATAGAATAGCCGAATTAGATCTTACTCGTGAGCAAGAAAAGAGGAATTTTGCTAGATCTATTGAATTATTGAAAATACAAAATTATAGAAACTTAGGTGGCAATGAATTTGTTGCTAATGCTCAAGAAAGAAAAATAAAAATAGAAGAAAAAAGAGATGACTATGCAAAACAAATTCAATCAATAGACCACGATAGTAGTTTAGATGCAGCAACAAAGGAAATTAGAAAAAAAGAAGCTAAAGAAAAACTCGATGCAGAAATTAAAGAAATTGAAAATTCAGCTAAAAGTATAGTAAATTCTATAAAAGATTTAGTAAGAAATAGTTTAATCAATGATTTATCTTCTGGATTTACAGACGTAATAATGGGTGTTCAAAAACTAGACGATGTTTTAAACAACTTAGCTCAGAATATACTAAGCGGACTCATTAACATGGCTATTAAGATGCTGCTTCAATCATTAGTAGGAGAAGGTGGATTACTTGGAGGATTGTTTTCTGCAATTGGAGGATTGTTTGGAGGTGGTGGCAAGAAAGCATCAACAGCATTTACCGGAGGAGAAGTAACCAGTACTGGAGTTGTGCCTAACTATGCAGGCGGTGGAATTATCCAATCAATTAACCAAGCTGTTCTAAAAGAAAAATCAGCTAATGGTGGCATAAAACCAGTGCTTGCAGTATTAACGCCAGGAGAGAGAGTATTAACAGTAGAACAGAATAAGAGATTTGAAGATGCTGGATTGCATAGAGTAATTGACTATAACGTTTTGCTAGAAGAGCGGCGATTCAACAGAACAAGTAATTACATGAAGGGCAATGGCAATTCTGAAATAGGAAATTATGCAGATGGCGGGATTATAGAAAAGATAAAAACATATTCAGATGGTGGTGTTGTATCTTCAAACGCTTTGATAGAAGAGCGGCAATTTAACAGAACAAATAATTACATGAAGGGCAATGGCAGTTCTGAAATAAGAAATTATGCAGATGGTGGAATTGTAGAAAAGATAAGAACATATTCGAGTGGCGGTGTTGTATCTCCAGAGGAAAAGCAATTTCATGCAGATGGTGGAATTGTAGAAAAGATAAGAACATATTCGAGTGGCGGTGTTGTATCTCCAGAGGAAAAGCAATTCCACAGAATTATGAATTATTCGAGTGGCGGTGTTGTAAATGCAGGAGTAGCACCAACAATTAATACTGAAAATACTTCTAATAGCAATGTTGTTAATATTCCTATCAACATTGAATCTAATGGTAATAATGCATCTTCTAATGGATTAGATGCAAGTCAATTAAGGTCTGCCGTACAATCTGCTGTGTTAAATGAAATTCAACGCCAGCAAAGACAAGGTGGAACAATTCCAAAACGTTAATAAAATGTCAATTATTTAAATAGAGTTAATGATTTTTATGCAAAAGTATTTGGCTGAAACACAACAACAGCAATCAACCAATACGTATTACAAGATAGTCGTCGATATAACGACAGAGCTAATAATAAGTGCTGCTCCGGTAATAATTTCTGCTATGGCTGCCTGGTTGTTTTTGCATTTTAAAAGCCAAATCAAGTTGTTAATTAATAAATTTGAAGACCTATCTCATCAGGCTTCTAACACTCCTGAATTTACACCACAAGAAGAAGAATCTATTAGAGAATTATTAAGAGACTTGACTAAACTAGGCTTTAATCGTACTACATTGTTTTTGTTAGAACAGGTTAGGAAAAAAAATGATCGTATTTACGCCACTTCTTTTTGTGCCTGGTTTGAGCATTGTGCAGTAAACAGACTTCAATCTAAAGAGACTAAACATATTTACTCAATTGTTAGCACAGAGATAAATTACATGGTTGAAGGTAAGCAAAAATATGTTTATTATGATGATTACCAAAAAGGTAAAATATACAAGAATTGGATGAAAAAACGATTTACTAAATCATATTTTTTGTATTTAATTAATGAAAAATATACGGGCTTTCTCTTATTAGAAAAAACCCGTTGCTATATTGGCTGTCCTGTTAATTTGCAAAAAGTGTTGGCAATCTCAGAGGAAATTGCTACGTTAGTTAACAGCTAAACTTTAGCATATACAATCGCGTCTGGTTGTTCTTGATATTTGCCTTGTCTATCAGAATAAGTAGTTAGACAATTATCGCCTTGTAGAAACAACAATTGAGCAATTCCTTCGTTAGCATAAACACGACAGTCTGTATCTGCTAAATTAGCAATTTCCAGGGTTAAATATCCTTTCCATCCTGGCTCTAATGGAGTGATATTTACCATAATACCTACTCTAGCGTAAGTGCTTTTTCCGACACAAATGCCCATTACATTTGGAGGCATATTAAATTTTTCGACTGTCTTACCAAGTGCATAAGAATGGGGTGGTAAAACAAAAAAGGATCCATATTCGTCATACTGTAGCGAAAGATTTTCTACAACATGATTATGAAACTGTTTAGGATTAACAATAGACCCTACCACGTGCTTAAACAAGCAAAGCTCTTCTCCTGATAGGCTAATATCATAACCGTAAGAAGATAATCCATAGCTAATAGACTGTCTTTCATCAACATGACGGACTAACGTTTTTTCAAAAGGGACAATCATCCCTTCCTTTGACTTTTCAATAATCCACTTATCGTTTCTAAGCATAGTTTATCCACACTGGGCGAACCCAAATAGTTTTACGTTCTTTGTTTTGCTTGCCACAGGGCTGCAATCTCCAATGTCCACTGCGTACATGTGGAGATTTAGGTACTCCAGAATGATTGCCAGAGTTTTCATAAATACGTTTTATTTTCTTTACTCCCAACCATCGTGGCAATCTATACAAAGATTCATGATTAATTTTAGCAAATCCTTTGCTTTCGTGTGCCTCACAAAATGCCATTTCTTCTGATAACTCAGGGTAAATCTGCAATAACATTAATGATTGTAAAATTAAGTTTTGCAGTTTAAAAAATTTCCTTTCAATCTCTTCTTTGTCTTGAATTCCTACGTTTTCAACAATATTGTCTCTTAGGTATCCTCCATCATGTCTAATCTTCCTGGCTCCAATAGAGAATTGCCTGTATGAATCCATTGCAGTCCAGTAAATTGCTGATTTGTATGTTTTATCATTTATTTCTTTATGTTGAATAATTACATATTTTACAGTAGCATGAACTTCGTTAGTTGGTGACTCAACCATGCCATCAGGTAAAAAAAGAGTAATCATTGGAATTGCAACTTTTAAATCAGATAAAACTCCGCTTTTATCACAAACGTCAGTTAATGATATCTCCTCTAAAAGCTGTTTTCTAATGCAGTAAACTGGAGTAGACTGAATTTTCTCCATAGATAAATTATTAACTATTGGGTTTATCTCATTTGAGAATTTACCATAGTTTGTTTTTTTAGATTTATCACAAAAAAAATTCATTTCATCAATAAAATCTTCCCATTTAGAGTATTCTTTGGGCAGCTTATATGGTTTTACTTTCAACACTTGATACATTATTTTTACCTTATACGTAATTGATATTTACGGGACTTTCCAAGATAATTCTAGAATTAAGACCGAATTACCTTGGAAATACGGCAGAAATAGCTTTATCACTGGATTAATTAAATCCCCAACAATTTTCATTAGAAAATCCTTGTTGTTTTAAAGCAGTAATCATGGCTTCATAAGTATTAGAACAATCTTGATATCTAGAATGGTGTTTACCTCCTGAACTGCGATTCCATAGAATAGAAATTGCATTTTCTTTGCCTATTTTTTGGTTTAATAAATATCTGAGTGCTACTAGCTTCTCTTCTGTCGTTAACCCCCAAATTTCATTAAATAACGGCTCTGTAGCATCAACTGACTCAGACTTTAGTTCTGCTATTTTTAGCTTCACCAATGATAGTATTTTGGAACTTGGTTGCATAAAACCTTGATTTGACGGCATTTCAGCTAAAGGACTAATAGCTTCACCTGTATCTTCCTCACTGGCTTCTCTTGAATATGGGTGAAGCCCCTCGTTACTCCATGGTGAAGCCTCATTTGTTAATACTTTGGTATCAACATTTGCTAATAATAAATTGCAATTATTAACATACAATCCTTGCAGTCTTTGAACGTTTCCTCCATTAGTAAAAATCAAGTCTCCTTTGCCTAGTAATTTACTAGAATCAAAACCTCCAATCTCTGCTCCAAGAATAATTTTACTGTCCTGAGATTGAATAGTCTTGAACGCCACTCTCGCAGTAATGTTGCTGCGTATCAATGGTGTAACTACATTTGCATCAGGGCGTTGTGTAGCTAAGATTAAGTGTAATCCAGCACTTCTACCTCTCTGTGCAATCTCTGCTAGTGCTGCGTTGAATTCGTTTTTAGATTCTCCGCAAACAAAAGCACTAAATTCATCAAAAAAGATAACTATTCTTGGTAATTTTGAATGGTATCTATTGTATTCAGCCAAATCTTTATACCGACTTCTCCTGAATAGTTCATATCTTTCTTGCATGGTATTACACAACACTTTTAATGTTTGAATAGCCATCTCAGTTCTATCAATCAATGTTACTTGTTGATAGTCTTGAAACTTGGTAAATTCAACTAACTTAGGGTCTACTAAATATAGTTGAACTTCACTTGAATTAAACCTAGTAAGTAAGCTACAAATGGCTGCTATCATCCACTCGCTTTTTCCTCCTCCAGTACTTCCAGCTACTAGCAAATGTGCTGAAACCGGAGATGATAAATCAACTTCAACTAAGTTGTTGTCAATATTAACTCCAATTGGAACAGTGAATGAATTGCTATTTAAATATCCAGAATAGTCAGAATATTCGCAGAATTTACGCTCTTGACTTGATTTTGGAATATCAATAGCAATATGTCCTTTCTGAGGCGTTATCAATGGAGTATTCTCATATCCTTGGCTAACCTGCAATGTGTCACCTAATCCAGCTACTTTACTAAATGGCACTTTACTACTAGGTGTTATTTTAACTCTAGTGAAGCTAGGTGAGTCAACTTCCTCTAAAACATTGGCTTCAACACCGAGATTGAAAAGTGCTTGCTCTAGTGGATGAGATTTTTGTTCTGGCAATGCCAATGGTTCAACTGGAATTAACGTCGCTTCTAATTCCTCATATTTTCTACCAGAAGCATTATAATAAGCAGTTCTATAATGCTCTTTTTCCATGGTCAGTCTATCAGCTTCATCAATTTGGCTTTGTGTTTTACTCAACAAAGCTATAGAATATAAAACTGCTATTGCAGAAGACCCAAGCCGGACTTCTTTTAGTTGCCTCCAACTAGTTGCAGCTGGAGCAACAGTTAAAAAGCCAACTAATATTAGCTGATACAAAATGCTTGGGCTTAACACAAATTGCTTGTGTTGTTGTGGTTTTTTTCTAAAAAGTGTTAATGCCATATTAGTTTAAGTGAGATACTACTAGTCCTAATGCGTAAAACAATCCAACTAGCATTAGCATTTTCCTAATTGCGGGAAATAAAGCACCCCAAATTAAAGCAAAGCTAATCAATGTCATTACCACCGGACTTGTTGGTGGATAATATCTAGATAAATATCCAGTAAAAGCACCAATAGCTATAATTACTAGTGCTTGGTTCGCAATAAACATCCAATGAGCATGATGCTGTAAATCGCTTTTTTCGTCGTTCATAATTCCTCGTTATAATATTTCTTTAACAATTGCTGATGCACTTCTTTCAATGAGATACTTTGGATGGAGTTTCTTTTTAGCCGTTAATTTTCTGTATTCTCTCCTTGGCATTTTCATTGTTTCAAATTTGTTTGCCATGTACTTTGAAGTATTAATTAACTTCATTTCTAGTTGCTGGTTTGCATCAGCCACAGCTTTTACCGCATCTACTTTCTCTCCAACAAGTTTGAGATATTGGATCGCTCTAGCTGCATTAGCCTGAGATTCAGAAACATCTTTTCTCATGGCTTCTAATTCTCTTTCAGAAACTTCATAGATATATGGAAATATAGACTTATTCCCATATATGAAGTCTTCCATTTTGTCATTAGCAGCAGATAAAAAAACTGAAAAAAAGTTCATTTTTGACACTGAGTATTGTGAGATGATATAACTGCATCTGCAATTTTTACAGCCACAATTGGAGCTGTTAATGATGCTGATATAATTGCAGCAGATGTAGCCAGTACAGCTACGTTTTGTGCAAATTGACTAGTTTCAGGCTCTTTATACGTAATCCTTGTCCTTGTTTTTAAGCCATCAATTTCATAGCTTTCTTCTACTTCTTTTCGTTCAATCTTACCGTACCGACTCATTATCTTGCTCCCTTAATTTGTTTAATTTGTAAGTAAACACCAGCTGCAATTCCTGCAACTCCAATGGCTGTCAAAGCAACAGGATTAACAATTGCTGTAGCTACAGCAATATAGCTGGCTGCTCCTAAAAATCCACTGCTTAATACGGTACTTAACGCTGCATCTAACATAGCTTTAATGAACTCCTTCCTTTTCTGAATAATGTGATTAAACATTTGCAATTGTCCTAGTTCAACCGCAAGGTGCAGCTGCTCTAAATAAACCAACTCGACATACTGCTGTAAACAAACTAAGTCAATATTTCTTAACTCAATTTGGTGTTGGTAATTGTGTTGCATATTTGAGCCATCTCTTTTCTTTTCTGCTCTAGCTTTTGCCTTAACTCATACACATTTTTGAGTCTTTCTTGACAATTATCTAAAAGATTCAAATGCTCTTTTTTTGCACTTTCTAATAGGTCACTAGTCACAGCAAATTGAGCATCTAGATGAGACTCGATAATCTTTTGATAAGCAGCTTGGGTAGACTCAATATACGCCAAGGCATTACGTGTTCCTCCAATAGCACCAGCTATTTGAGCATGTTGCCTGCCCGTGTCTTCTGTCGCTGCTTGTAATACTTGTTGAATAGTCTGAGACTTAACTAGTGTTGTCTCTACCATTTCCGCTTCTGTTATCGCGCCTTCTGGCATAGCTGCAATAGGCTCTTCAAACGTATCGTTATCTAACTTAATTGCAGCTTGAATATCTAACCATAACTGCGATTTTTCTTCTAACTCAGGAAACTCGTCATTAATTGTTTTGACGTTAATTCCTGGTTCTTTATTCAGCCTGATGAACAACTCTTTCGGTGTCCATCCACAACGATCTGCTACATCTCTAATCCTGATTTTGTTCATCTTCTTGTTCCTTAATTTGTTG